AAATTGTCGGCGTACACTCCCGCATACTCCCATTCAGGATTCTTCTGGATCAGCTCACTGTAATAACTGATCTGCGCTGAAAGGGAATGCATCAGGCGTTCCGTTTCCATCGAGACACGGGCGTAGGCAGCGACTCGTTTGCGCTTAGGCAATATGGGCTCTGTAGGTTCAATTTTCGTGATTCTACGCATAAAATCCCTCCTTTCAGTATCCCATATTACCTCTGTTCCGGCTGTAAGTCAACGAATAATGTGCCGATTTTAGGTTGGTATTTCTCAATGAACATTGTATCAATCTGACGATACTCGTCCTCGGTAATCAGACCGTCCCGGAGCATCTTCCGGGCAAAACTCATCGTCGCCTGATACATCATTTCATTCTGAAAGTTCACGCTGCTCACCTCCAAACCTCGCTTTGATATAACAGGCTCTGCTGCAATATTTCCTGTGATCGTTCCCGTAAGCCTGAAACTGCTGCCCACAGCAGGCGCAGGTGAAATCATAAACAGCTTGTCTGTTGACCTCTTTTATATGCGCCTTCCACCACTGCATCCTGCATTTATCGGAACAGAATTTTTTTATTCTCGCTCTCGGCGGCTGTTGAATTGAAGTGCCGCAGCACAGGCAAAGCTGACCACTTTTGTTACGGCTGCAAAAGGACTTCACCGTGTTGACGGATATATTCAGTTCTGCTGCAATCCGGGCAAAGGAAACGCCCTTTGAACGCATGTGAAGCGCCGTTGCTTTTTGCGTATCAGTCATGAAAGCACCTCCGGTAGTAATTCTTTCTACTACCCACTACAGAATCGAGGTGCGTTTGGACGAAAAAAATGCGCCCGCCGAGAAAAAAATCCCGACGGGCGCTGGTGTTATGCCTTATTCAGTTTTCCGCTGTACTTCTTTCCGTCAACCGTGACCTCAACGGTAATGCCGTCCTCCGCAGCAGGCGCAGGCGGATTCGGCTCCTTGCCGTAGCCGTTCAGCCCCTTCGCCTTGATGATCGTGGGAAAGTCCTTGTAGCCGATATCAAGATCGACGTTGCCGTTGATGCCTGCGACCTTGCCTTTCTCGGAATGCTGCCAGATACCATAAGCACCGCTATAATTCGTTCGGTCACACCAATGTGCCAGCCAAATCGTATATCGGGATTTGATGTCATCGGCGGTATGTGTCGTGAGTGAGGATGCCGAGCCGTACAGACCGACAAAGTAGCCTGCAGCCTCGACTCTTTCAAGGAACGCTCGCATAATGGCAGACACCTTCTCCTTACCGAGATCGAACTGCTTCTTTTCCTCCAGATCGAAATAGACCGGGAACTCGAACTGCTTTCCCTTGATGACCGACAGGAACACATCCGCCTCCAGTTCTGCCTCCTCCGGTGTCATCGCATAGGAGTACCAGTACGCACCGACCGGAATGCCTACTGCCTTTGCGCCTGCATAGTTTTCCTCGAAATGGTCATCCTTCTGCGATGCAAGCCTGCCGTATCCTGCTCTCAGGATCGCGAAATCAATGCCCGCCGTCCTGACCTTCTGCCAGTCAATCTTGCCGTTATGGACGCTGACGTCGATGCCCTTCATATCCTCACCTCCAAAATACTTGTAGAAATCATCCGTGACAGAGCTGTTGCCGTGAACTTCGTCGCCATACCATTTGCCGCCGGAACGCACATCTACATGAGTGTAGATGTAGGCAGCAGTGATATTGGCAATGCCGGTAAAGCCGGTATCCTGCGCCTTGCAGCAGACAGTCTTGCTGCTGATTGGCTGCCCGTCCTGCCCATAGCAGCAGATGTCCGCAGCCTTGCCGAGTGTATGCTGTCCCGTGCCGCTGCCCTTGACTGCCTTATCATGAGCAGCACAACGGAAGCCGCTGGTGACGATGATCTTAGAGCAGTTGAGGGCTGCATAGAGTGTCTCCAGTTTGGTGATGAGATCATCATCGATCTGAAAATCATGTGCCTTGCCGCATTTACAGCGGAACTCCTGCGCATTGAAGTGCGGGGAAAGCTGTGTATTATCGGTATAGCCGTAGGTTTTAATCATCGTTATCATCCTTTCTGCCGGTCTGCTTTTGAAGCACCTCAATGGCGTTTTTCAGTGCAGGCGGATACGGAATACCCATGAGCGATGTGTTTTCCACGATGGAAAGCAGCTCGTTCACGCAGAATGCGATGCAGACCGCATCACGCACATAATTCGTATTCAGCAGAATATCCAGTCGCACCGCCACAATAATTAGCATCAGGATGCTGCCCTTCTTCGCAAGCCCATACCAGCCAGCCTTGCTGTTTAGCTTACCGGTCTTGCTGTGTTTGGACTTGCCCATTGCACCGGTAATCATTCCGGTTGCAAAGTCAATGCCCATGAAGATGATGAGCGTCACCAGCGCGGAATCCCAGCCGCCGAAAAGTGCTGCGATTCCGCCGCCGATCGCACCGATCACCGTACAGATACTTCCTTTCATGTTGTCACCTCCAGTACCTTGACCGTCCTGATCATCGGGCTTGTATTGTCTGTCACCGCTTTCCATGCAAGATAATATTCGTCAGCAGATACACCGCTGCAGTCGTGCAGGACGGAGATATAGTTGCCGACAGAACCGAGCCAGCCGAACGGAACAAATACAGCATTATTGTTCTGGATCTGTTCATGGATATATCTCGCTGTTTCCGCGGGAGACATCTGCTGACCACTCTTTCGCACCAGCCACATTTCACCCACATCGGTCGCGCCGGACTTGTAGGTAAGCAGAATCCTGTTTGCAGGCGTGATGCGTACCGGAGTGATACACATGGTGTAGATGACAGCACCCCAGTTGAAGTCCGGCTGATTGTAGTAAAGTGCATAGGCGTTCTCCGCGCAGCAGAAATGCGGATACACATCAGCAAAGCCCGCGATGCTGCGATATCCGTCAATATAGAAAGTGTAGATGCTCTCACCGTATGTGGTAAGAGCATCATTGCCGTTGCGGAACAGCGTCACCTCCGGTCTGCCGGACGGGATCTGCAGCACCTTCGGCACGAGAGTATTCAACTTTTCGGACTCAGAAGCCTGCACACCCATTGTTACAAGATTTCGTGCAAGCTGGTCGCGCTGCGCATCCAGCGCCGCCAGATAATTTGCAATGCTCATGTCGTCACCTCCACAATTGCCGCAAGTGCAGTCTCTACGCCGGAAAGCTCAGTCTCCACGGCAGAAAGGCGGGTAAGAATATCAGAAATGGATGTGCGGCAGCCCTGCATATCATAGAGAATCTCGGTCTTGAAGCGCTCGAAAACACCTTCATTGACACCGACACGCTCATTGAGGTTCATTGCTGCGGTGTACGCCTCTTCCCAGCGGGAAACGTGAGAATCCGTGATGCCGTTCAGTGTTGTAAGATTATGATGCGAATGTGCCTGCCTCTCTGCACTTGCAATACCGTCAAGCATTCCCTGCGTGATGCTGTCCAGAACGGATTTATTTGCATGAGAATGTGCCTGCGCAGAAACCTCACTCAGCCCTGTGGACAGTCCGTGCAGCGCATTGCTGGTCGATGCGCGGAAAGCCGCTTCATCCTGCAAATACTGCTCGGTAATGGTGTCCAGAACATCCTTGTTGTTATGTGTATGCCGCTGCGCATTCAGCGTCAGAAGCTCCTCATTGATGGTCTGAATCTCGTACTGCGTCCTGTCCTCGAACTGCTGCAAGTCGGAAAGCTCCTGCATCAGCTCCGGAGTCAGACGGTCGAGCGTTGCCTTATTCGCATGAGAATGAAAATCACCAGTCGCCGCCTCGATCTCGCGTTCGACAATAATCGTGACCTCAGAAGTTTTCGGGTATTCCGACATATCCGGTGTTTCACCCGGCTCTCCCTTGAGCGATGCCAGCCACTCGGTTTCCGTACCGACATATCCATGCTCCACAGCAATCTCGTAGGCGGACTTACCGTCAGCGCCGTGTCCTGCTTCCTCGATCTTCTTCAAAAGCTGCGCATACAGATCAGGCGTCGGCGGAATGGGCGGTTCATCATCACCGACGAAACCGGAAGGACGGATATTCAGCGTAACCGGCACAGTCGTTGCACGAACAGTCGTGTCGCTTTCGGTATCGTAGCCGAACACCGACATTTTTGCAGCGCCGACATGAAGCTCCGCAGGCAGATAGCAGCTCGTCCCGTCAAAACCGAGAACAATGCTGTATGTCTCGTCACACTGCGTGAACTGCACGACCTTATGAAAGCGCCGCCAGTCACCGTCAAAGGTAAAGCGGAACTGCACATACTGGATCTGATGATCAGCCAGCACTTCACGTTCCAGAACTTCAATGCTCTGGTTCTTTACAAGAAATTTCCACATTATTCTTCACCAACTTTCCATTCATGATTTTCTTCATCCCACTCCATAAAGCCGTCGAGACACTGAATGCGTGTAAGTCCGGAATGCCCGGTTTCCATGCCATTCTTGCCGTCCCAGTTGTTTCTCTTGGTAATCGCAGACCACTGTTCCAGACTGCCCTCATAGGTGATTCTGGTGAGATTTCGACAATAGTTGAAGCAATGCTCACCAATAACCGTTACGGTATTTGCCATCGTAAAACGTGTCAGCGCCTGACAGCCAACAAACATAAAACCGCCGATCACAGATCCTTCGTAGCGAACCTCGCCGAGCCTTGAACAGTCTCTGAATGCATAATTGCCGACAGTAGAAACATTACGGGGAATTGTAATTTCATCCAGCGCAGCGCCCCAGAAAGCCCCGCCGCCGATAGTTGTGACATTATCCGGGATAATAAGGTGATGTAGTTTTCCGGAGTAGCCCACTGATTCATCGCCGGGCAGGAATGCGCCGCTGCCGATTGACGTAAGCGTTGTTGGAAGCGTCACAAATTCAAGGTTCATACATCTACTGAATGTGTCCTCACCGATCGTGGTGATACCTTCCGTGATTACAGCTTTCACGATATCGTTATTGCCTCGGAACGGAGACTTGTTCTGATCGTAATCATAGTCGTACATTGCGCCCGTACCCTTCAGAAGCAGTTTGCCATTGGAGTACAGCGCATAGAAGATGTTTTCACCGCACTGACCGACCGAAACAATATCCCCGATATCCTCGACCTCCGCCTCAAGCTGCTCGACCTTATTAGTCAGCTCGGCAATGGTCTCGTTGTTCTCCTGTACCTCTGCGACAAGCTGCGCCATCTGCGTCATCAGCTCCGTCACCTTGCATTTGCCGAGGATACACTTGCAGTAACCGCAGACGTTCTTATCTTCACGATAATCGTACCAGTCACGCTCGGAAAGCTCCGTTGCACCCGGATTCAGACGTACCGCATACATGAGGAGTCTGGTCTTGTTCTCGTCACTTGGCAGCGAAGGCAGAGACGGATTCTCCGCAGGCGTTCCGGGCGTGATTTCGAGAGATACACTGCGAACCGATTCACCGACATCAAGCAGAATAGCAATCGCCACATATCTCGGCAGCGATTCATCCTGATAGCTTGTCAGGTCGATGCTGTATCGGGCATCATTGATGAAGTAGTGTCCGTCGATCCACGCCTTGCCAGTGCCGAGAGTCACTTTCAGACCGCTACTTGCCGCTGTCAGCCTGAACATCTGTCCGTAGGTATCGAGGATACCGTTGCAGATGATAGACGAAAGATATGATGTGAAGTCCTCCGCCGTATAGGTGCGGTCAAGCCCTTTTGAATTGAAGAAACCGCTGTAAAAAGCCATATATCATGCCTCCTTGAAAGTCGGTGTCAGGCTGCGCCCGTTCTGGTCGAAGCCCTCGATCATGCCGATGAGTTGAATCTGCGGCTGCATCATGCCGAAGCGCCGGTGCTGCACCGTCACATAGTCGCCGACGAAATAATCGCGGTTATACACATACTGCGTGTTGTGTGCTGCGATATCCGACTCCGATGCTGTTTTCGGCAGCACCAGCCGTTCCGAGCCGCGAGTGCGCAGCAGTTCCAGATACTTCTCCTCCGGAATCGGTATTGTTTCGCCCTCGACCTGCTCTGTCTCGGAAATATCGTCCGCATCCACATACACTTCATAGCGGTCAAGGTATGTCGGCTCATCGCCGACACAATATGTGGTTCGCTTGCGCTCATCTCCCTTACCCTGACCGAAGATATATGCGAAATTCTTCTGGACGCTGCTGTCCTCCGCATAGCTGAACGAGAGCAGATTGCTGTATGCGTCGGAGAAAATAATATGCGGATTATCCTCCTGCATGATGCTGCGGTCAGCACCTTCGGAGAGGTCGAATACCATGCGGTACTGCTCCCCGGAGGATTTCACCAGCCGGATATTCGCTGTGCCGCCGATCTTCTCGCAGATCGTATACACCCAGTCCATGAGATTAGCATAGCTGATCTGGAGTGTGGCGGTCAGTTCCCAGCAAGCACCGGTCACTGTTCCGAGGGAAAGCCCCGGTATCCTGCGGTTATTCGAAAGCAGCGCATTCTGCGTCACGACCTCCCGGACGATCTCGCTGTATGCCTTTGCCGCTGTCACATTGTATGTCGGGTGAATGATGCGCCGTTCCAGCAGGCACATCAAAAAGCGACCACGCACTGTCAGGTTGTCGCCGTTTTCAATATCTGTATTGATCAGCACTGATTCAATGATGCCGAAGTGCTGATTATCGTCATCACGACCGACGATTCTGCCGGTCTGGAAAATTTCAATATTCTGCGGATTGGCGGCGATATACACCTCAAAGCTGCCACACTGGTAGTATTCAATATCCCACAGGAGCGAGGAAAAGGTGTCGCAGACCGCCTCAAGGGTGATCGTCAGCGCATCTTCCTCCGCTGTCATTCGGTAAACTTCAATCTGCATACTACACCCCCAGATACGCATTTGTGTGGACGATGGTGACTTTCAGGTTTTGCAGTCCCGTGCCGCGCAGGTAGAAACGGTTTCTGCCCTCACGCAGCGTCAGCCAAGTCGAGCCGGAAACAAGCCGGTTGATGATATTGGTTTTGACGCCGCCGCGATCGAGCGTGACGGTCTTATTGCCGGTCTTGGTCGTCACCGTGATAATATCGCCTGCGAGAATGTCGCCGGTGATTTGCAGATACTCGTCCGTGTCCGCGTTATACAGCGTGGGAGAACGTGCATCCTCCAGCGCTTCTATGACCAGCGTGAAGCCGATCTCATCGCCGTCATTGACAATGGTCATCATGTTCTGCGTGTTGTACTTACCGAGAATGAACGGCTCCGGATTGCTCTCCGTCGGGAACGGAAAAGTGAAAGCACCGGTGATCTGCGAATAGTACGCCATGACCGAGGTCGTGGAATACCAATAAATATCCGGGCAGAGAATAGAAATCTGCCCGGTTGTCAGCATCTCGAAGTTTTGTACCTCACAGGACTCCACAAAGCCCTCTGCAAATACATCAATGCCTGCGGTCGCGTAGTAAATCTTGATGTAACGGGACGGCTTCACCACCTTGTAGAGCTGATGCCTGCGGGCTTCCACACCCACGCCGCGCATTTCAAAGGAAATGACGACATTCCGCTTTTCGATGAAGGCGTTGTTCAAGTAGCTGCCGTCCATGCCTGCGTAGCTGGAGGTGCTGATCGTGCCGGTGGGAGGATTTAGTCCTTCCACCTTCGAGGTCATATACTGATTGGCGGTCGTGGTCATATCAACACGGTCGCCGTTGGCATTTTCAAGAATAAGTGTAAAAAACATGGTTGCACCTCCTTGTTTTTTCTACGGGATTGTTGTATAATGGTGATAAGGGAAATACCACATAAGGTAGAAATAATGGAGGAATGTAAAATGTGGCTGTTGTTTGCAATTCTCTCATCCGTTTTTGCTGCACTCACCTCGATCCTCGCAAAAATAGGAATTAAAGATGTAAATTCAAATCTTGCGACTGCGATAAGAACAGCCGTTGTGCTTATAATGTCTTGGGGAATTGTATTTCTTACAAATGCCCAAAAAGATATGGGACAGATAACCCGTAAAAGCTGGATATTCCTGATTCTATCAGGGCTTGCTACCGGAGCATCATGGTTATGCTATTATAAGGCACTTCAGACAGGAGAGGCTTCTAAAGTCGTTCCCATTGATAAAATGAGCGTCGTATTAACACTTGTGCTTGCTTTTATCTTTTTGCATGAACAGTTTACAACAAAGTCTTTGATAGGCTGCATTCTTATTGGTGCAGGAACATTATGTTTGGTGTTGTAATGTGTGTAAAGGGCAGGCAAAAGCCCATCCCATCACACATTCAGCGCATTGCGCGTCATACGATAGATCTCCAGCCGTGACAGCGACTTAGGCGAATTATTCGTCTGGTTGACTGTGCGGCTGTTGTCGTTGTTGTAGTAGTTGTTGACCACACTGCCGCTGCCGCCGTTCATCATCGCGCCGGAGATACCGTCCATATCGACATTCAGCCCGGACTGCATCGTCAGTGTCATGGCATCCGCCACACCGGACACAGCCGCCTCGACGTACTTCTTGCTCTTATTGATGCCCTGTGCCAGTCCTTTCATGAAGTCCGGCATCCACTCCTCCACATCGGTCAGCGCACCCTTTTCAGGTACGGAGAAATGCAGGTATTCCCAGATGGAACGAGCCACATCCGCGACTGTATTGATAAGGCTGCCAAGCATATAGGTGATTCCGTTGATGAGGTTTTGCATGAGGTCGCGTCCCCACGACCACGAGCTGTTGACCTTCTCCATGACCGCCTGATATACAGCGTTCATTGCACCCGTTACCGCATCCCGAACACCGCCGAGCCTGTCGCCGATGCCGCTTTTGATGCCGTCCCAGATAGACAGCGCAGCTTCCTTGACACGGTTCATGGCGCTGCGCACAGTATCCGGCATTGCATCCCAGACCGCCTGCACAACGGATTTGATTGCGTTGACCGCTGTCCGAACCACGCCGGATACAGCTTCCCATGTCGTCGTCACAACAGATTTGATGTCAAGCTGCCCCGTTTTGATGAGGTTCTTCAGCGCCGTCCATACCGCCGTGACGATCTTTTTGATACCGTCCAGCGCTGCGGAGATCACAGAAGATACAGCCTTCCATGTGGTCGTGATAACATTGCGGATATTTTCAAGCGCCGTTTTAATGGTGCTGACGATTGTTTTCCAGCCGGAAGTGATACCGCTGCTGATCTGCGCCATTGTTGCATCAATCGCAGCATTGGCGTTTGTCCAGACTGTTTTGACCGTATCAAACACCTGCGTCATGAAGCCCTGCACCGATGTTACCACATTGGATAGAGCGTTCTGAATCACACTGCTGATTTTCTCAGCAAGACCGCCTGCAAAGCTGTTGACTGCATCGTTCACCACACTGGTATTTGCGTTGATACCGTCGGCAAGTCCCTGCATGAAGTCCGGCATCCAACTCTCGAAATCTGCAAGAGGTCCCTCATCAGGTACAGAGAAGTGCAGGAAGGACTTGATTTTATTCGCCACGCCCTTTACTGCATCTGCGACCTTGCCGATACAGTTTTTGATGCCGTTGACGATACCGTTGATGATGTCTGCGCCCCACTGGAAAGCCTGCGATGCAAGGTTCTTGATGAAGCTGACCGCAGAATTGAAGCCGTTTACAATTGTATCCTTGATCGCCGTTATCTTCTGGGTAACGGCATTTTTGACGCTGTCCCAGATATTCGATACCGTCGTTTTGATTGCATTCATCACGGTGCTGACTGTATTTTTGATCGCGTTCCAGATAGACGAAACGACGGAAGAAATGGTATTCAGCACACCGGAAATAAATCCGGAAATCGCATTCCACACCGCCGATACGACCGCATGAATTGCGTTCAGTGTATTTGTGATATGCTCCTTGATGCTGTTCCAGATGCTCGAAATCACAGACCAGATCGCATTCAGCACTCCGGAGATAAAGCCGGAGATCGCATTCCATACTGTAGAAACGACATTGCTGATCGCGTCCATCACCGTACTGATTGCTGTATGAATGGCGTTCCATACCGTTTCAATCACGGTCTTGATCGCCTCAAGCACGATCGTAACAACCGCCTTGATGTTCTCCCATGCCGTGGTGATCTTTTCATGAATCCAGTCCATGACGCGGGAAATAATAACGTGGATCGCTTCAAAAATCGTCTCGAACAGATATCTGAATGCTTCCAGCAGCGGAGAGATAAAGTCGTAGATGGTCTGCCATACAGTTGTGATAACATTCCAAATCGCATTCAGCACCGTGCTGATCGCTGTATGAATCGCATTCCATACGACGGTAATAACTGTCTTGATAAGATTAATCTTTTCCGATACACTGTTATAAATCGCCGTCCAGATGCCGACAAAAAAGTTCTTGATACCCGTCCAGATTGTTGTAAAGAAGTTTTTGATCGCGTTGACCACGCCGGTGATGAAGTTTTTGATGCTGTTCCAGATGTTGACGAAAAAGTTCTTGATGCTCGTCCAGACGTTCACCCAGAATTCTTTTACTTCATCGAGGTTTGTGCCGAACAGATTACACAGCACATTCAGGTAGTTTTTCAGCGTGTCCTTCAGGAAGTTCCAGACCGCTACGAAAATACCCTTGATGCCGTCCCACACTCTGCTCCAGTCGCCGGTGAAGATGCCGACGAAAATATCCAGAATATTCAGGATAATATCCGTGACCGCTTTGAAGATGTTAGCGACCTGCTGGAATACACCCTCGAATACGGGAGCAAGGAACTTACATAGCCCGTCCCATACAGCCTTGATAACCTCGCTGATATTCTTGAAGTCAAAGCCGAGGGCATTGACACGGTCAACGATGCCCTGACAGAAGTTATCGAAAATGCTCTTGATCTGATTCCAGATCGCCGTGATCTTATTGCGGAAGTCCTCGTTGGTACGCCACAAATGCACAAAAGCCGCCACCAGTGCAGCAACAACTGCAATGACAGCGACCACGGGCGCACTGATACCGCCGATCGCAGCACCGAAGGAAGTGAATGCCGCCTTTGCGCCTGCGATGATCGTCGGGAGATTGGCAACAAGCTGCATCAGCTTGCCGACACCGACCATTGTTTTGCCGACTACGACAAGGAGAGGTCCGAGTGCCGCCGCTACCAGTGCGATTTTGACAATGGTTTCCTTTGTGGCGGGATCCATAGCGTTCAGTTTGTCAATGAAGCCCTGAATCTTCGACACGATTGCCCGGATTGCAGGCATCAGGATTTCGCCGAAAGAAATGGCAAGCTCCTGAAGCTGCGATTTCAGAATGGTGAGCTGCCCGCCGAGGTTATCCTGCATGACGGCAGCCATCTTTGCGGTCACTCCGTTATATCCGTCAATCTCATCGGAACAAGTGCTGATTGCACCTTCCAGCTTCTGAATATCCGCAGGTGCGGCATTCATCAGCGCAAGGAAGCCGGACATTGCATTCTTGCCGACCAGTGCCTGTGCCGTCGATGCCTGTTCCGATTCTGACATCTGTGCGAAAGCCACACGGCAGTCCGCCAGAATGTCATTCAGTTCACGCATCGAACCGTCGGTGTTGGTCGTTGCAATTTCGATTTCGCCGAAGGATTCACCGCAGAACTTCACATCGCCCGCAAGGGCAGTCATGATTGCACGGAGCGCCGTACCGGACTGCGAACCCTTGATACCGCTGTTTGCCATCAGACCGATTGCCTGCGCTGTATCTTCACAGCTAAAACCGAGAGAACCAGCAACAGGTGCACAGTATTTGAAGGTTTCACCCATCATGCTGACGTTCGTGTTTGCGTTGGACGATGCCGCCGCCAGAACATCAGCAAAATGACCGCTGTCGGCAGCAGATAAGCCGAAAGCGGTCAATGCATCTGTTACAATATCCGAGGTTGTCGCCAAGTCCTCACCGGAAGCGGCAGCGAGATTCATAATTCCCTCGATACCCTCCAGCATATCGCCGGTTTTCCAGCCCGCCATTGCCATGTAGTTCATAGCGTCAGCGGCTTCGGAAGCGGAGAACTTGGTCTTTGCACCCATTTCACGAGCCTTGTCCCGGAGAGCGTCCAGTTCATCACCAGCCGCACCGGATACAGCAGCGACCTTGCTCATGGCGGAGTCAAAGTCGGCTGCAGTCTTGACTGCGGCAGTTCCGGCAGCCATAACGGGAACGGTCACATGAGTGGTCAGTGTCGTTCCGACATCGGCGATCTTGTCACCGGCTTTTTCAAGCATTTCTCCCGCCTGACCGAGCTTGGCAAGCGCCGTGCTGGAAGCCTCCGCCTCACGCTGGAGGTTCTGCAGTTCCTGTTCCGTTTCGATGATCTCGCGCTGTAGGGCATCATACTGCTCCTGCGAGATGTCGCCGTTTGCGAGAGCCTGATTTGCTTGCTCTGCCGCCGTTTTCAGGGTTTCCAGCTTTTCTTTGGTAGCCTTCACCGCATCGGCGAGGAGCTTATGCTTCTGTGACAGCAGTTCTGTGTTGGTCGGATCGAGTTTCAGCAGCTTCTGTACATCCTTGAGTTGCGTCTGCGTGTTCTTGATGTTTTTATTGACACCTTCCAGCGCTTTCGACAGCTTGGTAGTATCACCGCCGATCTCGACCGTGATGCCCTTGATTCTGTTTGCCATGCGGTTTCACCTCCTCCGTGAGGGCATGAAAAAAGCAGCCCCGAAGGACTGCTCAGTGTATATTCGATTAATGCACTAAATCAGAATTTGATGTTGCAAGATTAACATATACCAGTTAAAAGCCGCCAATATGACTTAATGTTTTAGAAGCGACTCTTGAACCTTCATTCATTGCATTTATAATATCACAATCTCTCAAATATGAACAAAGAAAGCCAGCATGATAACTGTCACCGCACCCAGTTGTATCAATTACATTATTGACAGGCACAGCATCCACTCTATATTCTTTTCCCATATAATAAGTAACGCTGCCAT